CGTAAAAGAAATAAAAGCACAAATGGTTCGAGTAGAACAAAAGATAGATAATTTAAAATAAATTTATGAAAGATTGGTCAGACAGAATATTAATTTTTGTCATAGTTATCATGACTTTAATTTTTTTCTCACTGCCTTGTTTTTTAAAGGCACAAGATTTTATTGGGGATGAAGATTTTAATTCTAAAACATCTAAAGGTATAGTTGTTATAGAGTTTTGGGCAGAATGGAATTCTAATAATGAAGTTGATTTTTTAAATAGTTTGAAAGATTGTAAAGCTTATAAATTATGTATAGTAAAAAATAGTAAGCTTAAAACTAGATTTAATATTATGACTATACCTACAGTTATAGTATTAAACAATGGAACAGAAGAGGAAAGATTTTTACCTAATATTATGATGCAACTAGAGGCTGATAAAAAAAAAGTTCAAAAGTCTATAGAT